ACCCGAGGATTCCTCGACCAGTGCCTCACGGATGGCGGTGATGGCCTCATCACGCTTCAACACCCCTTCTTCTGGCTCTCCCCATCGGCGGATAAATTCCAACGCCTCCAGCGCCAGCTTCAATGCTTCGTCTTTGGTCATGTGTTCTTCTCCTTGAGTTTGGCTTCGATGGCTTTGGCAAACTCATTAAATCCACCGCCCTCTTGCGTGTCATCAAAGGCTATGTCGATGTCTTTCTGAGTCAGCCCAACCCATTCACGTGGGTGTTGCATAGTGGGTGAAAAGAATTTTTCAAACAGTTTTGCCATGCCGCCATGCTCACCGCACAACCAATCAATAGTTTCATCGATGTCTTCACCGGCCTGTAATGCCAGTCTTTCAACTGCTTGATAAAGCCGTTTGCTTTGCTCTTGTTTGCTCATGTGCTCTTCTCTTTGAATGCGTCACTTTATCCTCGCAACTTTGTTTCGCAAAAGCAAAGCTTCGTACTGTTTTTTGCCATTGTCGTCCAGTTTTCGCATTGGAAGTTCTTGATAATGCTTCCACTTCTCCTGATACTCAGGAAGCTCACTGGGTGGCACCCAACCAGCTTGACGCCAGCGTATAGTTATGTCGGTACCAGTGGGTGTCCAAATGTAATCGCTCATGTCTGACTCCTTTAAAAACTGAAATCGTGATACTTTTCGCGCTTACCAAGCATTAGACCGTAACCGCGGGATTGCACAAGGCGGTTTGTTTTAGGGTTAAATCGATGCTGCACCCATTCTCCTTTTTTGTTCTTGCGGAAAATGTACACAGAGGCTTTGGGATTGCGAGCGTACTCGTACTCTTGAGACTCGCTTAGACCGTTGTTGTCAATACGCTGATAGTCGTCTTCCTGCACAACAATACAGCGGCCTTTCATGTTAACGTCAACGACGGTGGCAGGACTCCGGTCAGTCCATGACAACAAGGTAGCCGGCATGCCCACATAGGGCGGCTCACTTGTCATGCGAGAGTAAACATGATTTACAAGGCTAGCGGTTTCGGCTCCGATACGCATAATGTTCCCCTTAATCGATGTGAATGATTTTTGTCTCCTCAGTAGTCAACACGCACAACACGAGCCATTTTGATGTCATAGAACCGACGCAAGATGCGCTCGGTCAACATGAGACGCATGGCCTGCAACTCAGTCATGGGTCTGGTCATGGTTCTCCAAAAACCATTCTCGAAAATCTCAACAACAAAACACTTTGTCCACTTGGTCGTCTTTTTCATGGTGTTCTCCTTGAAGGGCCCGAGGGCCCGTTTATTAAGCGATGGAAGCAACTTTGATGACGGCGGTGGACTCGCCACGGAATTGCTCGGCTTGCTCGGCTGTGATGCCGAAGTGGGCACACAGGGCTTCAAGGTCGATGGAACCTTTGCGGTTCTCGATGGTGATGCGAACACCGTACTTCTCGCCACGGTGCTTGCCTTCACCGTATTGATTGGCAAGGCCGTCTTTCAGGACTTTGCACTTGGCGGTCAGGTCTTTGACCTGGCGATCCAACACGGCCAGCGTGTCGATGTCGTTGGTGAGGGACTCGACGGTGGCGAGGGCCTGGATGGTGGCTTGAACTTCAGTCATTTTGATCTCCAGATAAACCTGCAACATTGCAGTAACTGAAGTATCTAACTTATTGTTAGAGTCTGTCAACAACTATTTTCTAGGTATTTTCCCTAATGTTGTTTTTTTGCTACCGATTAGTAGTCAGACTACTAAATACGTTCCTAATCGTGACGTTCAGGGCATCGTTTTCATCCATCTTGGCAATGGCCCATGCCCTCCTCTCCCCGTGCCAGCCCATCTTGCTGCCTTGGTGGCAGCTCTTGCACAGGGCTACGCAGGTGTAGTGCAGGCCCTGCTTGATGTGATGGGCGTCGCTCGGGCCCGGGGCACCGCACACACTGCAGGGCTGCTCCTTAACCAGACCAACCCAGCGCTTCTCAAATGCGTTCAGCTTGCCGTTCATTCAATTTTCTCCACATGACAGCTGTGGTGAAGATAGGTTTCCTTTTGACCATCTTTGGTGACAACATACCTCGTGCCAGATGGCGTTCGATACTCTCTTCGTAGCAGCGTGTATTGCTCCATGGTTCTGAGCAGGATGAACTTGTCGCCGGGCTGCATGTTCCTGACGCGCTTAATCACATCGTCACCTTGTCCATGGTGCGATTGGAGGCCTCCTGAGACCGCCAGACATCGATTCTGGCCTGGGCCGATATCAATCCCCACCGCAGTTCCTCTTCACGCTCTACAGCGGCTCCTATGCCCTTGAGCAGTTCCACATAAGACGAGTCAGCGTAGGCCTCCATCTCGGCGGCGGCTGAGGTCTTTGCGTTGCCTTCTGACAGGGCCTTCTTCATCAGCATGGCCTTCACGCTCTTGCGGTACTCCTCGAGTTGCACCCGCTGGCCCTTAGCCTCGGCGTACTTGCGACCGTGGGTGTACAGGTAGTTTACGGCGTCGTTGATGTCCTTTTGGTTCATGATCCGTACCTCGCAATCAGTGCGGCGTCTGCCAGGGCTTGGCCCTCGCCCTTCTTGTCGAGCACACGCCAGTTGGGCCACAGTTGAATCGCCAGAGACCTGGCGGCGTCTTTGTCTTTGTTGAGCAGGCCCACATGCTTCTTCCAGGCCTGGGGCGTCACCATCCTCACGGGTATCTCTAAAGCCCCCAAAACGCCTCTAACGGAGCCGGCGGCGTGTCCAAAGGTAAACATCGATGCCACCCCTTGGCCGGGCATCGCACCCACTTGCTCCATGAAGGCCACATCGATGTTGGCAAACCTCCAGACCGCGGCCAGAGACGCACCATTGACCCTTTTGTTGCTTCCCTCCACCATGGTGGGCATCAAGCCCCACTCAATCGGTGTGCCGTCTTCCAACAGTACAAATGCCCCGGACAGTCCAGGGTCAATCCCAAGAATTCTCATTTTTTACCTTTCAATTCAAATAAATCACAACGCTGCAAAATAAACCTGAGAGGAATAATTTTTTTGCTTCTGTTGTCAAACATCTTTGTGCAAAATTTGTTGATGTAGTTTTGGCATTCAAAACAAACCCGTCGATCATCAAACTCATCTCTGTCGCGCTCAAGCATGCTGTACGCCAGATCAAGAGCATCATCTTCAGGCAAACCTTCATTGACGAAGACTGATTTCCTTCTCATAAAACGCTTGTCTTCTTCTTCAGTCATCATCCCCTCCAAAAAAGAACATCAAGAAGAACAACGATCAACGCCAACAAAAAAACAATCCGCTCAAAAATCCAAATCAAATCGCTTCGTTTCTCAGACTCATCTACCCACGTTTCTTTTTTCATTTCAATCTCCTGTTTTAACAACTCTAACACAAAGTTTGAATTCCAAGCAAAAAAATACGGCCCGACCCGGCCTTTTGACTTTTTAATAAATTTCACCCAAAGACCCCCCTACCCCAGTCAAGGAGTAGAGAGGGAAGGTGCTTCACCCCACTAGAGTGGATCATCATGCTACGGATTGGATACCGTAAGCCCCTCGGCTTGATGATTCGACCAGCCGCACGGATTATTCGGGAACTGCCCCCTAGCCTTGCGGCATACCGTGTACCCTTTTCTTCCACGCCCCCAGGTTGAGGTCTTACTTTCGTGTGGAGTACGGCAGGCCTGGAAATGCAAAAAGGCTGTTTAGTCTGACCCCGTTGGAACCGCCAGTCCTTTTTTGGAACGGGCCACCCCTCACGGGGTCGGGATCAGGCTAAACAGCCTTCATGTCTTGCATCGGGTTCCAAGCCTAGCAATGAGCGAATTTTAAGGAAATCCGAAAAACCTTGTCAACTGTGCAAACTCTCCTTTGCTCGGCACTCCATAACTTTGGCCACCACAGCAAACAATCCATTGTTTTTATGTAGATCGTTGGCATCCCAGCCAACAGTATCGGCCATTGTCCATGGAAGACCAGTTGCCTGGGCGGAATTCTCTCCGGTTTTGCTCTCGTCGTTGTCCGCAAAGACAAATCTCTTTCCCGGTATCTGGTCGGACACCTGAATCAAATTAGACGCTGAGAAGCACACTACCACCGATCCGGGCAATCCAACGCTTCTGAGGGCATTTCTGAGGCTCAGACCAGTAGCAAAACCTTCTACAAGCCATGCTTCGCCAGAATCTTTGTTGCCCATGTACAACACTGCATTCTTGGCCCTCATGCCCGTGAGCATCTTCTTCTCGTACTTGCGCTCCTCAGGCATCCAGCGAATCGACTGGTAGCCCTGGAGTTTGTTGGTCACAACATTTCGCATCGGGATCAGCAGGCGGTCGTCCAGCACCAGCCCCTTCTCGTCCTTGAACCCCTTCATCTCGAGGTAGGGGTGGTGGTCAGGCTTTGCCGAGCGCAGGGTAACGTCAGCCTGGATGGCGGCTTGCTGGTAGCGGTGCTCCTGCTCAGTGGCCGCAAAGGCCCGTTTTGCGGCCCACAGGCGCTTTTCGTCCTCAGTCCAGGGTTTGGCGTTGGGATCGTTGTACCAAACGACCCTGGCCTCTCCTGACCAGTCCATGACCCAGCCACGCTGACCGTCCCAAAAGTAAGCCCCGTTACCCGAGCGGGGCTTCTCGACGGTGCCGCATCGCTTGATCTTGTCGGACGGGTACAGGCGGCTCGGATCGATCTCGACATTGTGTGCTCGAGCAAATGAAATGAAGTCAGTCATTTCAGTCCCTTCGTTGCGGCACGATAGGCCATGTTCATCTGCTGGATTTTGTTGTAGACCGCGTTCATGATCTGAACTTGAGGAGCAGTCGTGAATTTCCAAATCGGATCATGCCCAGTAATTTTTTTGAACAAATGGTATGCCCGTCCCTGTTGACTTTCTGGCTTGCTGTAAATACGAGCATAGGATACACACTGATGCCAAAGGTGTTCAGCGTTATCGGCCATCTTCTTTTTGTTTTTGCCTTCACCCATATAAATTTCCCGCATGTCGCCTGGCCTTACTTCGGTGACCGTGGTGATCTGCTTCTCAAATCCGCACGCCATACACCGCTTGTGAAATGGCTGGTATCCACAGCGAGGACAACCCTTCTTCTCAAACTCCTCCTTCGTTCTGACCTTTTTGTCGAGCTTCTCGCCATCGTTCAGGGCATCCAAACCATTGAAATAAATGTCGTTGAAGTCTTCAAAGAACCGGATGACATTACCGCTGAAGTCCAGCAGATGACAGTCTTTCTTCCCGGTCTCAGGTGACGACCTCAGGCCGCGGCCCCACATCTGGATGGCGGTTGACAATGACTTCCTCAGTGGCCGAGCATCACAAATACACCCCACGTCAGGCACGTCAAACCCTTTGGCCAGGGCCTCCACAGAAATCAAAACTTTGAGCATGCTCTCAGACTTGCGGTATTCCTTCAGAAGCTCCTCACGCTCCTTGTCAGTGGTCTCTGAAGTGAACACGGCGGCCATCACACCATTGGCAATGAATTGCCGAGCCAACTCTTGGCAGTGCTTGATCGTTGCTCCAAACACGATGGTCTTTCGGTTGTCCCCATAGGTGAGCCAGTCATTGACCACATCACCCACGATGGCCATC